TTTCTTGATAAAGGATTGGTAAGTACTAAAAAGAAATGAGTGAACTTAAAATAAATAAAGGTATAGAGCTCATGCTTAGGAGGGCTAAACCGAAGGAACAAATCAAACCTAAAGGGTTTGAGATTAATAAAACATTAAACCTCCTAAAGAGAAGAGTTTACTTCAACTTTGAAATTAGGTGGGAAAAGAACACTTAGCACGGAGTTGACATGGATTCATCAATCTTGATTTATTTTTCAGCAGCAATATCATTAGTCTTTTTATTAATTGGAGGTGTGGTTGGTTGGATATGGAACGATAAGACAAATCAGTTCTTATATTCACAGGAAGAAGAGGTTGACTATATTCATCCAGAGATGCTAGATGATAATGGTCATTGGATCAATGAAGAACTCCTTACAGTCCGTTTCTTAAATGAAACTGCGGAAGAAGATGAGGAATAAATAATCATAACAGGAAACTAACTATAGATCATGCAACTATTACTTAATGAAGTCTTACAAAAAGTAAGCAATGCGAAAACAAAAGCGCAGAAGATTAAACTTCTACAGCAGATGAACTCTCCAGCATTGAGGGCAATTCTTATTGCTAACTTTGATGAGAGTGTGATCTCCATGCTCCCAGATGGAGATGTTCCGTACAAAAAGAATGAAGCACCAGAAGGTACAGAGCATACGCAACTCATCCAAGAGTATCGTAAACTCTATCTGTTCTTTAAAGGTGGTGCTAACATAAGTCAAACAAGACGTGAGACTTTGTTCATTCAATTACTTGAGGGATTACATGAGAAGGAAGCAGAAGTGCTAACTCTTATGAAAGATAGAAAGATCGGTAAGCGTTGGAAGATTACACGTCAGTGTGTTGAAGAAGCGTTTCCACAAATATCATGGGGGAATAGAAGTTGAAAATAATACATGAAAAGTGTGACCCTAAACTAGCAGAAGATAAGAAACTTCCTTACACTGCGTACCTAATACAGTATGAAGTAGAAGGTAAGTTAGAACATGATATTGCTATGGGTGATAGTCAAGTAGAATTATTTGACACATACTATGATAAGTATAAGAAAGGACTGAAGTGGTTGAAGCAGAGTGAAGGTAGACAGAAACCAAACATGTGGAATGCTACTGCTCCTACACCACCTAAGAAAAGGAAAAAGAAAATCCAACAACAACCAGAGGGAGAATAATGGATATAGATTCAGATCCAAGAGGTCATTGGTGCATTTATTATTGTAAGACTGGAGACCAAACTAACTGGAAAGTTATGAGGAGACAGAACAGTGATGGTGTTCTTGTATCTGCATCTACATACGATGAAGTTTTCAAGTTTGTGAAGTATAAAACTGCTTTTGATTTTGCTAGAGGGTTAGTGTTTCCTGACGGAAGCTATGATGCTTTAGTTAAAAGAGTTAATAAAGCAAGAGGTACTTCTTTTTATCTTGCAGGGTGTTAACATGCTATCAACCAAGTATAGACTAGAGCTTACGGACATCTGTTGTAGAATGATTACAACAGATGGTGTGCCTGTGACATTAGAAGAAAGGATATGGATGAATAAACTTTGTGAAAGTAATTCACATGCTAGAGGTATTGCACATAGGTTGTTGCTAAATAAACTAGTTTGACTAAAAATAATGACAAGTCTTATTGACCCAAAAGAATTTACGGATGTTGTGACCGAGTTACGGTCATTTTTTTTGTCCAAAAACTTTTATGAAGTACATACACAGAACAGGTTAAGTATCCTAGCTGCATGTGAAGACCCAGAGACAGTAGCATCATACAATTATGGTGGTAATATTTGGCCACTACCTCAGACAGGTCAGATGTGGTTAGAACATGAATTACTTTCTAATCCTTCGGCAGAAGGATTTTTTTGTGTCTCCACTTCATATAGAGCAGAACCTGATCCTGTACCAGGTAGACATGAAACAATCTTCCCCATGTTTGAGTTTGAAATGAAGGGTGGTGTAAAAGAACTAGAAGAGATGGAGATAGAACTCTGTCAATGGTTAGGTATACCATTGTCACTTGATAAGATTAAAACTTATGATGAATGGGGTGACAAGTTTAATACTAAAGAGTTAGACCATGATCATGAGAAAAAGATTGGACGTGGTATGATTACTAAGTTCCCTGAGTGGACATCACCTTTCTGGAACATGTCTAGGAATGATGATGGTACTAGTAGAAAGATTGATGTTATCTTAGGTGGCATGGAAACTATCGGTAGTGCTGAAAGGAGTACCGATAAGAAACAGATGCGTGATACATTCTACACCATATCAGATGGTGGATATGCTCAGCTTATTATTGATAAGTTTGGTAAGGAAAGAGTGGAAGATGAACTTGAAAAGTTCCTCGACTTTGATTTCTTTCCTCGTTCTGGAGGTGGTATAGGAGTCACTCGCATGATCTCGGCACTTAAATAGTGCCTACCTTGTGAGGTGACGAAACTGGTAAACGTGGCAGGTTGTTTCCCTGCTGTTCCTGGCGGGACTTGAAGGTTCGACTCCTTCCCTCACAGTTAAATAAATATATATAAATTTTTGATTAATATGTTAAATTTATTAGCAGCAGCAACTCTTGACCTGAATGAGGCATGGAACTTATCATGGGGTGAAGGTATTCAATTCATACTGGTACTTGCCTTTGTGTATTGGTTGAAAGTAAAGATAGACACACGTGCTGGTCTAGGTAAGAAGAAGTTAAGACAGTTGAAGACAGTAATTAAAGAGGCAATTCAAGAAGCAAAACAAGATTAATGTAGGAATGTTAAGAAACTGTATCGGTTTACACATTATTACTTGACTATATAATATAACTGTGTTAGTATTAACACAATCGTTCATCCCAACAGGGACGCAACTAAGCCGACACGGAACGGATTCGTTCATCCTCTTCGGAGGACGCAAATGCCGACTGAAGGAACGGATTAAAAACCCTACTACTTTGGAGTAAGCCAATGGCACAAGTCACTTATCGTGGTGTCAAGTACGACACTGATTCACGTAAAGCAACACCATCTTCTAAGTCAGACCTGACTTACAGAGGTGTTAAGCACAGCAACAAAGCTGTCGCTGCATAAATCAAAATTTAATTTTTGATTCCATAAATCCAGGAAAATTTTTTCCTGGATTTTTTTGTTGCAAAAGTCGAGTGGATGTGCTAACCTATATACTAAGTAACATTACCCATCATGTCACAGAAATTAGAAGGAGACGAACTGCTTCATCTGCGAGAGCATGTTCTGAAATTATTACTCAGTAATTATGGATCTTCCTATCCAGCCCGATACATTTATATGTGTGCCGATGAGTGGTGTAATAAACAGGTCACGTCGAATGGGATAGTAGGTTATTTTAAAGCCTACTATGGTAAATATGAAAGACAAAAAGGCAGCAAAGAAAATTATTAAGAGAGCAAAACATAATCCAAGTCTTTATAGCAAAGATGAGGTAAAGTATGCTAAAATATACCTGAAACGTATAAAGCGTGAAAAGAAACAATATGAATGTGAAATTAGTGACAGTAACTCCAGAAGCGGAGACGCACATGGGTTACGTGGCGAGGGTGAGCAACCCAAAGAACCAAGACAATCCAAACGTCGCTGGTTTACTAAGTTATTGCATAAAGCACGGTCATTGGTCCGTCTTTGAACAAGCATACCTAACTGTGGAAATTGAGACCACTCGTGGTCTTGCAGCACAGATTCTAAGGCATAGATCATTTACATTCCAAGAGTTCTCTCAACGTTATGCTGATGTGAACTGGTTGAAGATGGGTATACCTTTACCAGAATTACGCAGTCAGGACAGTAAGAATAGACAGAATAGTATAGATGACATACCAGAAGAACAACAGAAGAGGCTACAGAAAGCAATCGGTAGGCACTTCTATGAAGCGTTGGATTTATACAATGAACTCATACGTGAGGGTGTTGCGAAGGAATGTGCGAGATTTGTTCTCCCATTAGCATCACCAACTAGAATATACATGACTGGTAGTGTACGTTCATGGGTTCACTACATAGAACTACGTTCTGGACATGGTACACAAAAAGAACACATGGAAATTGCTCAAGCATGTAAAGATGTTTTTGTAGAACAGTTTCCTATTACATCTCAAGCATTGGAGTGGAAATAATGCCAACATATCCTGTAAAAAATTTAAAGACTGGTGAGGAGAAAGAACTCATGATGTCTATGAAAGCATACGATGAGTGGAAGAAAGACAATCCTGACTGGGATAAAGATTGGTCTAAGGGTTGTGCTGGTTCTGGTGAGACAGGTGAGTGGCGTGATAAAATGAACAAGACACATCCTGGTTGGGGTGATATCATGAGGAATAAAATAGTACCTAAAGCAGCACGATATAATAACCGTAGTATCACAGACAAGTATAATTAATATGCCAGTTAAAAAGAAAACAACTAAAGCACCAGGTCAGGGCATGTCTGCCAAGCAAAGGAAGAGACGTAAGCCAATCAATCAGGAACTAATGTTTCCTATTGAACCACTCACTGATAACCAAAAGGTTTTCTTTGATGAGTGGGACGCTGGTAAAATGATCTATGCTTATGGTGTAGCAGGTACAGGTAAGACATTCATTGCAATGTATAAAGCATTACAGGATGTACTTAGTGAGACTACTCCATACGAAAAGATATATCTTGTACGATCTCTTGTACCATCAAGAGAGATCGGTTTCTTACCAGGTGATGCTGATGATAAGTCATTCTTATATCAAGTACCATACAAGAAGATGGTTCAAGCAATGTTTGAGATGCCAGATGATGCATCATATGAAATGTTGTATCATAATCTAAAGGCACAAGAAACTATTTCTTTCTGGTCTACCTCATTCATACGTGGTACTACATTTGATAATGCTATTGTTATAGTTGATGAATGTCAGAACTTGAATTTTCATGAGTTAGATAGTATAATAACAAGAGTTGGACAAGACAGTAAGATTATATTCTGTGGTGATGCTGCTCAAACAGATTTAGTTAAGACTAATGAACGTACAGGCATCTTAGATTTCCAAAAGATCTTACAGACAATGCCTGAGTTCTCTTTAATTGAATTTAATATAGAGGACATCGTTCGTTCAGGTCTTGTTAAGTCATACTTGATTAGTAAAATTAATATGGGTTTATGACAACACGTACTCACACACCATTCAATCATCAGGTGAAATGTTTTCCTCTGGATATGAAAGCAGAGATGGTAGATGGTAAGAGAGTTTACCTCACACCAGATGGTAAACATTATCCATCAGTCACCACTGTTATTGGTAACAATCCTAAGAAGCAAGCAGGTCTTGCTAAATGGAGAGCAAGAGTAGGTAAGGAGAAGGCAGCAGCAATCTCCTCACGTTCTGCTGCTCGTGGTACAAAGTACCATGCCATAGTTGAAGATTACTTTAACAATAAACTAGACATAGATCAGTATAAAAAGTTTCCTTTGCCTACCATTATGTTTCATAATAGTAAGCATGTACTAGATAGAATAAATAATATTTACCTACAGGAAGGAGCATTGTACTCAAATCATCTTGAGATTGCTGGTCGTGTAGATTGTATTGCTGAATTTGATGGAGAGTTATCCATAATAGATTTTAAAACTTCTGCTGAACCTAAGAAGGAAGTATACATGTATGATTACTTCCTTCAAGAGACAGCGTATGCATGTTGCTTGCAAGAATTATACAGTCTAACTGTCAAACAACTCGTAACTATTGTTGCTTGTGAGAATGGCGAAACTCAAGTCGTAATTAAGCCACCTAAGAAGGAGTATCTTCTTAAACTCATAGAGTACATCGACGAGTACCAACAACGACATGGATAAAAAACAATTACTTGAGGATAAATTTATGACCGCTGCGAAATTCTCGCAGGAAGTGGAGAAGATTGCCCTACACAATCCAGACATGAACTATATTGATTCGGTTATCCACTACTGTGAAGAAAATGAGATCGAACTAGATAACGTAGGTAAGTTGATCAGCAAACCATTAAAAGAAAAGCTTCGCTTTGAAGCACAAGAACTAAACTTTATTAAAAAAACAAGTCGTGCCAAGTTGATGCTAGTATGAGTAAATTCTTTCAGTCAGAGTTAGTTCGTGGAGACATCCAAGAGATGATAGAACTACAGCAGTTCTGTTTTAGATCTGCTATGAATTTTATATTACTAGATCCACAAAGAAAAATAGAATACTTTGAGGCATTAGAAAAATTAATTGAGAAGCAAAAGATATTTCATGCTCGACTTCAGTTGAGTGATGACCCTGAAGCAAAGTCTGTCGTAGAATCTATGAAGGCAGGTATAGTAATGCTAGGTGCTACCCCTGACACACCGATAGAAAAGATGTTCGATGAATTGTTAGAGAAGATTAACATGATGAGAGAAAAGTTGGAAGAGGGTTGACAAATAAATAGTAATGGGTTATAGTATCTCTTGTGGGGTTGATCACCTCACATGGGAGTGACTGAACAAACTTGCTGGCAATGGTCTAGTTAAGGTGATGAGTCAGAGGTGGTGCTCGCTGTGGCAACACAGAACTGTTTAACCAGACAGGACTCATGCAGTACAGTAAAAATTTACTTATGTAGAAATGCCCTGTACTTGTAGGTATACATTATTCCTATCTCCCACCCTAAACAAATCCGATTAAATACGAGGTAATCTTAATGTCATTTGCACAATTAAAAAAGAAGTCAAGAAATAATTTAGAATTTTTACAAAAAGAATTAGAGAAAACAGTTAGTGGTAAGCAGGTAGATGAAAGGTTCTGGAAACCTGAAGTCGATGCATCAGGTAATGGTTACGCTGTTATTCGTTTCCTTCCTGCACCAGATGGTGAGACAGTTCCATGGGCAAAGGTTTATTCACATGCCTTTCAAGGACCTGGCGGTTGGTACATTGAAAATTCATTGACCACTATCAATGAGAAGGATCCAGTTGGTGAGGTAAACAGACAGCATTGGAACGCTGGAACAGAGGAAGGTAAAGAGGTTGCACGTAGACAGAAGCGTAAGCTTTCTTACTACAGTAACATCCTTGTTGTAAAGGATCCTAAGCACCCTGATAATGAGGGTAAGGTATTCTTATACAAGTATGGTAAGAAGATCCATGACAAGATCCTTGCAGCAATGCAACCTGAGTTCCAAGATGAGACACCAGTAAATGTGTTTGATCTTTGGGAAGGTGCAAACTTTAAGTTGAAGATCAAAAAAGTAGCAGGGTTCTGGAACTATGACAGCAGTGAGTTTGATTCTGTTAGTGCTCTTAGTTCAGATGATACTGAACTTGAAGCAACGTGGAAGAAAGAACACTCACTAGAAGCATTCACTTCTAAGGATCAGTTCAAGTCTTATGATGAACTAGAGAAGAGATTGAATCTCGTTCTTGGTTTAGCAAAGAGACCTGCACCAGTTCCTACTGTAGATAGTGAAGAGTACGAACCAGTTGCTGCACCTGAACCTTCATCATTTCGTGCTAAAGTAAGTACGAACATTCCAGTG